TTTTTATAATATAAAATGTCAAAAACCCAATATTTTGCCTCTTCATCATTTTGTATTATATTTCCATCAAGTATTATATCTTCTGCTGTTAAATTTTTCCCCTCTTCTATTATCAACGGATATTTAGAACTAATATCTTCCATTTTATCTGAAAACAATTTAATTTTATTCTTTGATTTGTGTAAAACCGCTCTTAAACCATTTAAATTTTCTTCAACAAAATATAAATTTGCTTCGTTTGGATTTAACTCACTTATTACTTTAGTTAAGTCCCCATATTTTTTACTTTTAGAAGGTTTAAATGGCTGAAGTGGAACAAGTTCAAATTCTTCCAAATCTTCCTCAACAAATTCTTTTTCCGTACCATCTTCAAATTGTATTATATAATACTTGGGCTTTGTCTTTGTTTTTATCACTCCTACCTTGCCCTTTACTTTAACCTTTTTTCCTTTAATCCACATTGTTGGTTGAATATCTTTTATATCAGCAGAGGTTGTATCAGCTAGTTTTTCTATTTGGGTTTTTGTAATTTCTTTTGTTGTCCCGTCTTCGAATTCCACTATATATACGGGTTCGGGAGTTGTAATCTCTTTTTTTTGCAATTCGGTTATACGTGTTTCAAGCTCATCTAATTTCTTTTCTGCTTTCCTCAAATCTTCTTCTTCTTTCTTTGTAATTTCTGACTCTTTCTTTTTTAATTGTTCTTCCAATTCTGCAAGTTGCTTCATAACTCTACGTTTTCTTTCTTCATATTCAGTCAAAAGCATATCTCTCAATTCTTTTCGCATAATTTCACCATTTCTTCAAGTTTATCGTCCGGCAATGCCTTAACCAACAATCTAATCATTTCTCGCATATCAGACTTCATTTCTTTTATTTCATTCTTATTATCAACTACCAATGTTTTTTCTTCAATTTTATTAACTTTGTCACTTAATTCTTCTAATCTTGTTATATAAGTAATTTTTTGTTCTCTTTTTTCTTCTTTTAAATCTTTCGTTATCTTTAATATTTGTTGAAGAAGCTTAGAATTATCCGGAACCTGAACTTTAACCGGTTCGGATTTTATTTTCTCTAATACTTGTGTTAGTTTTTTAAATTCTTGACTTAGTGCTTCTTTTTCTTCCATTTTCTTTTCTTTTTCTTCTACCTCTTTTATTTTGTTTAGTAATTCTGTTACCCCTTTAATCAAAGTTTCTTTTTCTTTCTTTGTCCAGACTCCTTTTTGAATAATCTTTTTAGTAAAAGCACCACTTAGATGTTTGAGTCTATGCCCCATTGTTCCGGGTTTGGTTTGATATTTGCTTGTTTCCTCAAGCCAAACCTGTTCTGCAGTTGCTCCACCACTTCCTCCACTTGCTTGTAAAGCTCCCATAGTTCCTTCCGTTTCATGCTCAGAAGCTGTTTCATCCCATACCTGATCTGATATTATAGAAGGATTTAGTAGATGAGTAACATCAACGGTAGCAGTAGAATTATCAGTAACCTTTCCCACACCCCTGATTGTTATTTCGCCATTTGTAACAGTGCTATCTAGAATCACGTGGCCGCTGTTTAAGTCTATGCTTACCTTGTCCGTCCCACTTTTGTTTATTAATTTTATCCCCCCATTGTAATTTCGGAGTGAGAGGTCTTGACCGCTGCCACCTAAATCTATTACTGGTATTGTCCCTCCAGCGATACCGCTCCAACAATCCAAAAAATGAGCGGGATTTTCGCCTCCTAATGTTATAGTTCCTTGAAGCATACATGATTCAATAACCCCATAAATATAATTTAAATCACCAATTCTACATTGGTATAACTTACAATTACCATCCAATGTTCCACTTACATTTGCATTTTCAAATTCGCAATCAGTGACATTGGCATCAGATTCGACTGTAATATTTGTTTTTGTCATTGATTCGCCTATAAATATAATTCCAGAATAATCTCCACTCTGGCTATCTATAGTCAAATCACCCCTTACATATATTACATCAAATCCCCTTTCATTTGCTATTAGCATAGCATCTGCTAAGTTATTGACTGGTTCTTGCAATGTTCCAACAGGAAATTCTGTTCCACTATATGGACTTGTTACATCTATAGTTACACCACCGTTAAATGAACTATATTGTATAGATGTTAATTCTTGAAGCGTTGCTGAAGATGATGCAGTTAGTGTAACTGTAACATATGCAGACGGTTCGATTGGATTAACATATTCTTCTGCTGTCGTATCATAAGCAACTAAATTGCCTCCACGCACATTGCATGTAACATAATCTGGTCCCGGCCTATCTTCAAATTTCAATTTCCAGTCTATGAGCTTGAGTGTCAAACCAACATAAACCCCACCACCAAGCTCTTCCTTTCCCGTGCAATCTGCAATTTTAGGAATATCGAGATTCACTAACTCATCTTCATAATCTCTAATTGCATCAATTAAATCCTGAATTGTGACTTCAGTATCTGGGATAGTGACGACTATCCATTTGTTTACTTTATCGAAAGTTATGGGCATGTCTACCTCCTCTGCTTGTTTGAAGAGGAGCATTTAAGATACTATACTATCAGTTGTTCTAATTGCTGATACATTTAATCCTGCTTGTGTAAATGTACCTGAAGTTTCAAATGGTAATATACCTTTCTTTCTAACTCTAACCATTACATATCTATCAGCAGAATATAGCACCGTTTCTTCTACACTGGTTCCTGTAGCTTCTTCGTCAATTAATGGTACATATGCTGTATCTGTTCCACTTGCATAATTTCTGTCCAATTTGTTGGTATCATAATTGTCTCCATTAGACCAATAATTATTTGACCCGCCATATAACACTGTAGTTAACTGTGTTGAAGAATCTACTGAAACTACATAACCGGAACTGCCATCTGTTGTATTTCTTATAACATCTCCCACTTCTACATCATCAGTTCCACCGAAATCTGCCGAGGTGTCTATTAAAACTCCTGTTTGAGTATCGCTTGTAGCTGATCCACTGGCACCAGTAACTAATGTAAATGTTGAGCCACTCCAACTTGAATATCTATATCTCTGTTCTTTATTTTCAGTTGCATCAACGTCAACTGCTCTGATTTTTCCACTTGATGGTGTATCCAATTCAATACTGCTTGAAACCACTATGCTTGTATTTCCAGCATTATTGCCAGCACCCAATGTATATTGAGATTTGTTGATGTCTCCACCAAGTGTAGGAGTTATAAAAACACCAACTCTATCTCCGGATTGTAAAGAAGATACAGTTATTGTTGCCTGTGTTGGTGGAGTTCTTGTACTTCCATTTGAATCTATTAACTGGAAGTTTTCTACATCAGAAGATGCCATATGTTCTATCCATACTCCCTGTGCTCCGAAGAAAACACCACCCGCGAATGTTCCAAGTGGTGATGCTTTAACTGGTGTATATCCACTATATGCTTGTATGTATTCTTCACCATCAAGCACAGTTATTGTGGAGTCTGAAACTGTATACATGCTAAATGTTGAATTCTCTTGTGTTACAAACTTGAAATATTGATATACATCAGATAGTGCTCTTCCTGTGTTATAAATTGAACCACAATCCACTATAACATCATATGGATATGCAGTTTGCTTTTGGAATGCTTTATCGGTTGTATGAGAAACTGATAAATCAGAAGTCATATCTGCAGTTGCTCCAGAAATGTCTCCGGTTATTGTTTTACCATTTAATGAAGTATTAGTTACATTACCAAATGTTATCGTTCCTGTGGTAGTTCCAGATTTTGCTAATATTATTGCTTCTCCACCAGTATATGTAACCCTTTCATTTAAGGTAAAGGTTCCACTAGTTCCGGAATAACTTGCTGTACCATTTACAAATGCAATTGTAATATCAGTATAACCAGAAACTATTGTTGTTGAATCGCTGTCCAATGTAACATTTCCATCCGAATCTCCTGTCACAGTATCATTGTCTAAAAAGTCTTTATAATATGCAGTTCTTGCTGAACCTGTAGCAGTTGAAGAAACTTGACAAACAGCTTTATTATTTGTTCCATCCACTCCTCTTAAAATTCTTTTTGCCTGACTGGGTGTGCCGGTTAATATTTGTCCCAAAGTTGTTGGATCTGTTCCAGCATCCCAAGATATTATTGTATCTCCAAGAGTTCCATTTGCATCTGCTGTTGCACCAGAAGTTTGTCCTGTAAATGAATCTCCATCAGCTAACGTTCCTTTGAATCCTATTAATTCTAAAAGCCCCTCGCTGGCTGAATATGTTGTTAATGAAACTACTTCTGCTTCCCAATCACCAGCATCATCTTTGATGATTTCTGCTACTGAAAAAGCGGTTGTTGAACCATTGTCATATAGTAAATAATAATCTCCCTTTGTTTGGTTAATATCATTTGCAGTAGCCAATGGCACCGCATTACGACCACCACTCGATAAGTCTATTGTAAAGTGATCGAATAAATCTCCACCCTGTCTTGCATATACTGTAACATTTCCGTTATCTATTAGCGATCCAGCTTCTTTAACTTTAATAAGTACATTGCTCCATTCACTTAGTGCTGAGCCTGCTTGAAATATATATACCTGTGGCGCTGGTGATGACTCTATTGTACCCAATGTATAGACATTTGAATATAAGTTTTCTCCAGTAGCCGAATTACCATCTGCAACTCCCGCACCGGTTCCACCACTAATTGCCATGGTAGAACCATTTGCTATTTGACCATGAGAATTCGTGTCTCTTATCCACCATTTTGCCAATGTATTATCAAATCCAACCTCTGTTACTGTTTTTCCAATATCTGATGTTACACAAGATGTGTAGCTTGTTAAATCTAGTATTAAAATTACATTCTCATATCCTGATGTTGCAATAGAACCTTCTTTCAAATATTTGTGTGAATAGTGTGGATTGGTTGTATCACTTTGTCCCTCATCCAGAAACCAACCATTAATCATAGTATATGCGGTTGGTGTCTGTGCTGACATTGGTACTTCGTCATCCATTGCTGTTAATTCATCAAATTGATCTTGTAGCCATGAATATAGCTCATTAACTGTATAAACTGTTGTTCCCGAACCTTTATGATAAATTCTCTTGTTTATGAAATCAATGCCCCAATCGTCGCCAATTGCCATCTAATTCACCTTTTTTTCCTCCTTGTTTTTTTAATTTTTTTTGGTTGCGTTTTTAATTCATACTTTTTCAATTCATTTGGAGGTATGTAAATTGCATTATCTTTTTTCAAATTAAGTCTTATTGCAACATGTAATGGTATTATATACTTATGTGCTACTAACATCTCTGCTTCTTTTCTTGTTAAATAAATTATACTGTCTTTTTTAAATCCATATTCTTTCGAATCTTTCAATGTATAATATGTCCTTATTGGATCCATATTTTTTCCTCCATTTATATTCAATGAAACCGAACTTATATTTTTAAGTTTGGCTTCCTATTCTCCTCTTCATTATCATTAAGCTGCAATTGAGTCTGTGATTAAAACTGCAGTTAATGAATAACCGTTATTTGTAATAGTTCCACTTGTGGTATAAGGAAGATATTTCGTCCCCCCAGAAGATTTTCTAATTCTAACCACAATTGAAGTATCAGATTGATAATTATAAGTCACGGATGCATCACCATTTGCATCTGTCTCTTCATTCATAATGGGAGTTTGAGCAGTATCCGTTCCAGATACATAATTAACCGCCAAACTATGAACACTATAAGTATCTCCGTCACTCCATATATTATCTCCCCCGCCCTGTAAAGGTGTGGTGATTATGTGATGAGCATCTACAACTTGTAAAACTATTGCCCAACTACCATCAGTTTCATTTCTAATTGTATCACCTTCAACTATGTCCATTGTAGTAAAATCTGAGCTATAATCATATAAATCAGTACTCGTTCCAGTAGAGCTTTCTGAAGATGTAACCTCTATCTCAATTCTATAAACTTTCGTATCTTCCCAGTTTGCAGCAGTATCAGCCCATGCTTTAGTTTCAAGAGATTGAACTTTATCCCAAGACCAACCACCACTAGGTGTACTTAATGTTACATAGTCTGACCATGCTACGGTATCTCCACTTAAACTAACGCTACCCAGCGATTCTGTTAATCCGTCTGTGTATACTGTGACCCATGCAGTGACATCACCCGCGGGTGCTACTTCTCCATATACACCACCACAACCATACCATCTCATTCTTACTTGAGTAATTGTATTTCCTGTTGATGGAGCATTAGTTCCATCTCCTTTCAAATAATTACTTGTTCCAGAGCCACTATTATTGGTATTTGCATAAGTGCTTGTAGAACCATCAAATGCATTTGCATCATTTGACCATACACCATCTGGGTCGTATGGACCGCCATCAGATAAATCAAAATAATATGTATCTACTGAAGTGATTGAAGTATCAACAGTGCCACTTACTTTTGTTCTTAAAGTAAATGTTTTTGTTGTAGAATCCACAGTGGAGTATCGATAGTTATGCTGTGTACCTTCGCTAACATCAATTACTCTCAGCCATCCAGCTGAAGGAACATCTGCATCTAAGGATTCAGTTACAACAAAGTCAGTATCTCCTTGATTATTTCCAGAAGCTGACGTATATGTTGTTGGCGATTGTTTTTGAATGTAAACTTGCGCTCCAGAAATATTATTACCATCCGAATCTTCCACATGAATACTTAATGTAACGGAAGTTTTTATTTCAGTTGTACCTCCACCGGTATTCTCATAATAGGTTGTATTTGAGCCATTGGTATTTTGTATAGTGACTAAGCCTGCCGTTGTATTTTCTACATCATAATTAGTAGATCCATTTGTATCTGTAAATACTAAATTATCAAATGTATATGCACCTGTTGCTGTAATTTCAATTCCGTGATTTGTTGGACTGATAAAATTGCAATCGGTTACATTAAAAGATGTGCTTGAAATTACTATTCCATCGTCATTTGCCTTAATAAAATCACAGTATTGAACTTTACATGTATCTACAGTAACTTTTCCGCTAAGATTCCATACACAACTTATGACTTCTTTATTGGTTGCAGTAGCTGGTAATGTTGTTGTACCAACATCGATAAATGAAGTTCCATATAATTTAACTTCATCAAAGTTTGTATCACTAAAGTCAAATGCAACTTTTGCTGAACCTGCTGATTTAATTACACAACCATTGATACCAACTGATCCAGACTTATCACCCAATATAAAGCTATTGGTTCCTGTTGAATTTCCCACTAAAGTAATCTTATAATAAGAACTTGGAACCAGTCTGTCTTCAAATATAACAACAGCATTGGTATCTTTGAAATAACTATCTCCTGTGCCAGAATCCCCAAACTCTAAAGCACCTTGTATACCATACACTCCTGATTGTAATTCTCTAATAACACCATAAGCATTAGTAGTTGATTCATCTTCCGTAACCATTTCAGCAAAAGTTCCACGGTCTGATGATGTTCCTCCTTTAACAGTCAATGCAGCAGAAGTATTCGATATATATCTACATATATCAATGAAAACATTGTCTGCATTACCTACAGCTTTGGAAGCATAATTAAATTGTGCTCCAACTTGTGTAATGGCAGTAAGATCAGGAGCAGCACTTCCAGCAATTTGTTCATAATTTGCCGGTAAACTTGAAGTATCCAAGACAAAACATGACCAAGTTCCTACTTGAAAACCCATATCATCAGAACCACCCACATAATATGCTCTTGTATTTGTTCCATCCCCCAATATTATTCTAAAACCACCATTTGCCTTAGTAGTTGGATTACCACTTCTTAACCAACTATAAATAACTTTATTCTGTAAATTCGTGGAAGATATGGTTTTGTAAGCATAAACAGTTCCTTCAGATGCCTGCATACCTATACAATATGTTCCTTCTCTTTGAAAGCCCGTATAAGTCGTAACAGCATCATCTGTAGTCCAATTAGTAGTACTTTCTGCATCATATAATGTTGTCATATTATTCGTTATCGTGACTGCCATTTCTTCCTCCTCCTATCTTCCAATACTATTCCACAAGCAACTGCACCAAATAGAGAAATTGGCTTCGGTGTATCAATTCTGACTGATATTGCATCTGGAAAATCGTGTTTTAAATTTTGGCCACTTCTACCAAAAATATAAACAGCATCTTCAATGTGTTTAAAATTTTCCAACGATACATCTCCTTTTTCATCAAAAATTACAATTTTTTTATCCCCACCAATCTCATTAACTTCATCTATATTTTTTATCATTTTTAATTCTACATCATATGCTCTACAGAGTTGATCATATAGTCTCCATTCTGTTCTTTGCTCATTATACCAACCTTTATCTCTGAAAGCAACAACGATCATAATTTTACACCCGGATTTAACTTTTTAAATTTATCTAAAGGATACCATTCAAGCCAAGGCGTTCTTGATTCAAAATGTGGTTTTATCAGCACCTGAACAAATTTCTTTTTTATCATTTCACCTTTTTCGGCGTTTGGTCCGAGAGCCGGAACTTCATGTTCAATTACTTTTAATGAAGATTCTATAATTTCTCTTTCTTTTCCATTTATATCAACTATTATCATTTCACCACCTGATTTCTTTTATAATAGCTTTTTTTCCATCTATTATTATTTCAGAGCCAACATCATATTCATTCATTTCAACAATTTCTGGATTTACTCTAACCAATTTTAAATCATATAGTGGAACAAAAGAATCATGGGAACCTTCGGGATCTCCCCAAATAAAATGAATTTTTTCTCTTATGCCTGCGGGTAACATTTTTAACAATCTGACCTCAATTGCTCTTCTTATATAATCTGGAGGCGTTCTTAATCTTACGTGTAAATCAATATCATTTGGAGTGTGTCCAATCTCTCTTTTAACATTAGAACCAACCAGCGATATAAAATCTTTGATAATTTTAAAATCTTTAAATTGATTTAAAAGTGGCATCAATTCTTCTACTTTAGCAGTATATTCATTATTCTTTGCATCGTTTTCAGACAGATTTTTTGAAACTTTATTGTATAATTCTTTTGAAAAGGGACTCATACTTTCCGGCTTAAACGTATGTTTCATATCTCCACGTTTAACTCTTTTAACAATTTCTTCATAAATTTTTCTTGCAAGAGATATGATTGTATCCATCGAATGCTTTAAACTTTCTCCTCTTTTTTTAGTAGCGTACCAAGCACAAACTATTCTCCAATCATCAGCTAGTTGAGCATTATTAATGTTTTCGGGATTATATTCTGTAATATCTTCAATGAGTTCAATAACAGAAAGCTCCTCAAGAAATCTAACGTTTTTAATAAAAGTTTGTGTTCCTCTTTCAACTTTGATTTTTCTTGGTTTTTTAAACTTTTCAATTATATCAAAAGGATACATAAAAAGATATCTTTTATTTCCCCACCATTTTTTTCGTTCTTCGTTGCTTACAAGATGTTGTGATTTAAAATTGTTAAATTCTTTCAAGTTAATCATAAATGGTTTTTTTAACCTAATTATTCCATAAGCATTCTTATCATCACACACATATAAGAGTCTGTCTATCATTTTCATATATTTTTTAGCTTTGACAATATATTTTTTCTTTCCTTTCCAAATCAATTCTGCGTGGGGATCTGGAAGATAAATTCCTTCTTTTATTTGAATCAGATAATCATTTACTTTTTCAAAATTATCAGAAATCACAATCTTCATACCATCATATGCCAGTTTTACAGCTACTCTTTTGTTTCCAATTTCATCCCACAATTTGAGAATTTCTTTATAAGCTTGTTTGTAGGGGGGATAAGTATGTCCAGCCTGCGTAAGAACAATTTCCTTTGTCTTAAATTTTTTACAAAAATTCAATGCAGTTTCAACATTCATATGCCCTCTTATTTTTCTTCCAATCCACATAGCAGCATCTATAATAATTAGCCGAGAATTATCAAAATATGGAATAGATTTTTCTGGTGCTTTTTCCATATCTTCAGCATAAACTATTTTATTATCAATTCTAAACCCAACACAAGGATATTTATCACCAGTTGGAAAGGCTTCGGCATGAATCACTCTAAAGGGAACAATTTTTAAATACTTCAAATCCAATATTTCATAAGGATTAAAGTTTTTTATTTCTAGATGAGAAATATCTTTAAAATGCTCTTTTATTCTAAACTCTGTTTCTTTTTCTGCAAATACAGTTGGCTTGTTTGCTTGTTTTTTTTCATTAAGCCAATATTTTAATTGGGGTATTCCACCAATTGCATCAGAATGACCATGACTGAATATTATATAATCTATTTTTTTTACATCTGGAGCAAAAGTCTGCATTTGCTCATAAAACTGGGGAGTACAATCAAACAGAACCGTAGTTCCATTTCTTGTCAACAATAACATAGAGCTATTTCTACGATTATCCTTCCCTTCTCCAATTACTGGATTTGCTGGACCAGTTCCCAGCAATATCAATTCCATTAACTCACCCTATTACAAAATGCAATATGAATGAAACTAAAATAGCGACAGTTGCCCCGATTCCAGCTACTTTTATTTGAATTTTTTGAAGATTGTTGCCAATTCTATCTATTTTTGCATTTGTTTCTTTTAATTGCGTTTTTATTTCTTTTAATTCATCATTCATATCTTCAAGAGCCTTTAAAGTATAGCCACGCCATTCCATCTGTTTCATTCTCCATTCATCAGCCTTTGACATTGCACACCTACCTCTTATTAGCAATAACTAAGACAGAAGTCACACCATTACTAGATAATGGTATTGAAACAATTTCATAATTCTGTTTTGCCCATTTAAATTTGGATATAAACATTTTTTTGCTTTTCATTGCTTTTTTCATAGGACATTTAATTGTACATTTATCATTTTTTCCAGACCAAAATTTTATGCAATAATCACCTATCTTACTGCTTCCACCAAATTTTTTAGCATATGTTTTGGCTATAGGATTTGCATATAATATTTTACAATCTTTACTAACAATTGTTACAGATGACTTTACATTCTCAAAAATATTTTTTAAAAAATTAAAAATTGGTGTTTTCTTACGCGTTTTCAAATAAAAAGCTTCATATTCCATTTCTTTAGCAAAATCCTGAGCAAATCCATTTAAATCGTTTGTGATTTTTTTTAGTTTACTCAGATTTACCATCTTCCTCTCCCCCATCTTCTACTTTCTCTTCAGGCAGTCTTTCTGATCTTCTAATTATATTTCTAACTTCTTTATCACTAACCAACAAACCAGATTTAACATACTTAACTAGTCTATCCGCTTTGCTATCTAAACTTTCTGTTGAGATTTCTTCCCAAACCAATGTAGGGATGGAGTGAAATTTATTTTGCTTTGCAATGATGGAAAATATTTCTCTTTCAATTGTTTGGCTTAATTGTTCTTGCAAAGCTTTTAGTTGCCTTTCAAACAGAATTTTTTGGTCATTTAATGTTGCTTTGTTTGTATCGGTTCCCAAACCGGTTATAAATGGTTTTGGTCCCCCCAATCCAGCAACAATCTGATCTGAAAAATATTTTAAGTTTTGAGCCAATTTTTCAACTCTTTTAGATTCCAGAATCTGTGGATCATAAAAATATGGTGAAACAAATTGGTGTTTGGTTTCTAATCCTTCAAGCTGTCTCCACACATCATCAATTTGTTCTGCTGTTGGAGGATGCTGCTCGTCTCCAACCTTTACCCAGACTCTTGGATATGCTACTCTTTGTATGGCTTCTGCATAACCAGCTTCTGCATTTTGTTTAACTCTAACAATGTTAAAAACAGGCTCTATTAAGCCAACTCCCCACCAAGAATCTCCAATGGTGTTAAAAGTAAATTGAACAACTTCTTCTCTTTTTAAAAGAATTCCCTTTCCGCTTTGATAACTAAACATTGGTTGCTGACTAACTTGTCTTTCTTTGGGAAGTTTTGATATATCAACATTCCATTTTACATATTGAACATAAGATTCTGGTTTTCCATCCTGAGCATAAATAACTTTTCCCATAGAATCTCGCTTAACATCCATTGTCTTTGGATCAATCCAACCCACAGCCAGCATCTTTGGGCCATCATTTGTGATTTTTTCCCAGAAAGCATTACCATAAATCAATAGATGTTGGACAGTAGTTTTTAAAAGATTGCGAAAATCAGAATTTATCAGAAATTGTTCCATAATTCTTTTTTCCCTTTCATTGCTGGTATTAACTCTAAAATCGCAGGAAAGAAAAGATTCAACAAACTTATTTATCCAATTGTATACCATCCCTTCTCTGATATAAATTGTTTCAAGGTCAATCGGCGCAACTCTTTTTAATTGCTCCTGTCCGCTTTTAAATGTTAGTGTTTTTTCCCCCACACTTCTCATTCCGAGAGTTTGAATTGTCTTTGTTTTATCGGACAATTTAAAAATCGTTTTAAAAGAATCTAGGATACTCATAATAAGTCATTAAATTATTGTAAAAATAAATTAATAAAGTTTTCCGCTTACACTTCTATTACACCAAATACAACTTAATATATATTATCTTGCACGTATATAGGATATGAACCTCCTTTCCTCAGATGCCGCTTTTAGCATCAATATAAAAGCCATGGCAACATCATCGTGATCGGAAAGACTCTTATATGTTGCATACCCTCTTGGCGTCTTATCAACAACAAAATGAGTTAATTCGTGCTCTAATCTATCAATCATTTCAGATGTTGCCGTTGGTTTTTTGCTATAAGGCAAAACAATGTTTCCTTCGTTTAAAAGAGTAATTGCCTTCGCAAAAGCCGAATTTCTGTTTTCTTGTGTAAATGGAAACCCAATAACAGGCAGGTTTTCTGCTATTAAATCTCTGACAAACATCTCCCCAAATGTTGATTTATCAAGAAGCATCCTATTGGGATGAAAATCGTTATTTATACTCCGTAAAATTTCCATTTGAGCAGATGGAAGCATACCCCGAAATCTAAATATCTTAACAACTTGAATTTTATTATCATCTCTTTTTTTGCCAACAACAAAAGCAGACCAATCGCCTTTAATAGCCATTGCAAAATCACACCCAACATAATATGGATCAGTATCACCTTCTGGTCTTTTATCCATAAATCTCTGATTTAAATCATGAGCCGCAACCAAGAGCCTCATTGGAAAAGGAATTTCTTCGGATTCCGGGACTATTTTGCAGAGATATTGCTGAGCAAAACTTGCCTTGCCAAGTTCAGCTTCTCTCTGCTTCAGCCAACTCAAAGGAAAACGCTCGGGCCATATTGACTTTCCATTCTTAATTGCAGAATATGTTTTATGCCAATATGATGGATTTTTCATCAATTTTCCAACCATTAAATCAGTTTCATTTACAGGAGTCGAAATCGCAGCAACTTCTCCTCTTTTCGCCGTAGCCCTCGTAACAATATATCTGAACCAGATGTTATGATCACGATAGGAAGAAACCTCATCCCCAAGGACATAATTCACATGCACGCCTTTCGCACTTTCGCCATATGGTTTGCAAAATATTCTTCCCTTCGTGGATGTTGCAATCTCTGTTTTGCTCCATGTTAACTGGGAATATGCGGGAATCAATCTTTGCAATAATTCATTTTCCTGCATTTCCATTTTCAATCTATCTATAATTTTCGTTGCCTGTGGAATAGAGTTAGATACGATCAAGCCCTGCCAGTATTTTTTGTAAAACAGGTTCCATAATGGATAGGCTATGCCAAGAATTGTGGTTTTTCCAAAGCCCGTTGGAGCAAGAATGGCAATTCGCTTTTTGGACATTAAAGCCGCAATCCATTCCTTATGAAACCATTTATATTCATATCCCATTACACGAGTAACCCATTTTTCAAAATCAAAACGACAATCCATTAAGAATTTTTCTTCATTTTCCTCACGAAATATTTCTTCAAGCGTCCTCATAATCATCAACTAAAAAATAAATGGCTTGAATTTCTTACTCTCAATTAGCCTTTTGCAATCCTCGAATGAAATCTCTTCAACATTTTTCAAATTGATTCTTCCGTATAGTGAAACATATTTTAGTTTCACAGCACAAGTGTTATAAAACAGTTTACTCGCTTTACCGGCTTTGTTTTTTTTAACAATTCGCCAACAATTTGTCATAATGGCTTCTTTTTTTGTGTGCCTATTTTCCCTTTCTATTTCTAGAGTTTCTGCAATATAAAAGGCATTGAACTTTGTCAGGACAATGTACAAACATCTCAACTCCAACAAACTAATAATTTAAATTATAAGATAACGTATATATAAAGTTATGTGTTCTCGGGTATATATGTTTTGGAGTAGAAGTGTTATATGGCAAAGGTTTACAGCAAGATTTTTCCGGTGACAACCCGCCTTTAAAAAAAATTCTCTCGGAAATTTTTCTAAATTTTTCCTTATTTTTTGTATTCACTATTTCGTAACAATTTCACAATTTTTGTTTTATTTGTCAAAACTTTTTATGCCACACCAAACACCATTATGAATTATAATTGCTTTGTGCTCTTGCTCATTATATTTTTTATTCATTTCTTTTATGCTCATATTATCACTCCTTTTTTATTATTTTTCCAACGTTCCTTAATTCTTTTATCATATTCCTTATATCTTCTTCGGCTAATTCTAACAACGTTTTTATATATTTGTCTTCTGTTTCACTCTTCGCTAAATTTATATTGGCTAATGTTGTTTGTAACATTTGTTTATACCATTCGTTCATTATTGTAACCATTTACATCACCACCCTTTTTATTATTTTATAGTCATAAAAATCTTTTACTTTTGCCGTTGGCTTTTCATAAAAGACACCCATAAAAAATTTATAATATCTGTTTATTTCGAATTTGGCTTCTTTTATGGCTCTTCTTTTTGTCCATTTTACATTATCCAAATATGGCTTAATCCAATATGTAGGATAGTTTTT